CAATCCTAAGCCCGCCGGCCCCAGGGCACCGCCCGATACGGCGGCGGCGGCGGCCAGGACCGCGATGGTTAATATGGTTCGCAACGGACTTTTCTTGCCGCCGCCGCCGCCGCTGGGGTCCATGGGCAGAACGCGGATGGTGACATGCGCGCCGGGCTTGGGCCGCACCAACCGCCAGTTTTCGCGGGGAATGAGGCAATCGCCCACGAAAATATGGGCGTGCCGGCGCAGGATCCCATCCGGTTGCGCCTGGGCGAATATCTCCGCCAGGGTGGCACCCGCCTCGACCGCGAAGTCGATCCTGGCCATGCTGAAGGGCCGGGCGATCGCGGACACCCGGATTTGCCCCTCCCCGGGCCGGATGATTTCCAGTACCCTGTCGGGAACGGGAACAGGCCCGGCGCCGGCGTCAACCGGCGTGGCCGTCATGGGAGATTGATTGGACATGAAAACCTTATGGATTGCGTTAACCATCTTGACCGCCGCCGGATGCGCCGCGTTCGATCGCGGATCTCCGGATTATTGGCGCCACATCAACCGCACCGCGGCCGCCAAGGCCGCCGATATGGACGCATGCCGGCTAGAGGCGGCGCGGGCCGGCGGGTACGATTGGCTCGACGCATCCATGCGCCGATCCGAAGTGTTTGCCTTGTGCATGAAAACGCGCGGCTACTATCACCCCGCCGCCGGTTGAACCAAGCGCGGGTGGCGGTAGAGCCCGACAACACGTTGCCGCCAGATCGGGGAATCGAGGCGTTCCAGCATCGTCTCGATCCCCGCCTCTATGTGCAGCATGCGCCCGCGCGCCACGATAAGGCCAACATGGCTTGGCCACCCGCGCGTGCGCAGCAACGCGACGTCGCCAAGGCCGCCCGCGATCGCGACCGCCTTGATCCATTGCGCATCGCTCGTGTCCGCCGCGCGCGCGGCGATCTCTAACCACTCGGGTTTGTGCTTTTCGATCAGCGCCGCGACGACGGCACCGGCAAGCGCATCGTCGTATTCGTCGGCGTGGCTTTCGATCTCGATATTGAATTGCTCTTTCAACACCAACCGGACCAAGCCCCAACAATCGCACCCGGCGCGGTCGCGGCCCATGGTCGCGAACGGCAACCCGATGTATTGCCGCACCCATGGCGGCGGCTGACGCGGAATCATTAAAAGACACCTGGGAAAAGTCCGGGCGTAAACGAATCCTTCGGGTACGGTTCGTCCAAGAAGTTCTCGACTCCCACCGGCGCCGTAACGGTCAGAGAATTCCAGGTGACCTCCCGTATTTCCATGTCGGGAAACGACATTTCCACAACGTCCGGCGCGGCGGCGCGAACCACCTCGATCAACACGCTGGGCCGCGTCGATATGGACCGGATCGCTTGCGTGATTTCCAGGCTTACGTTTTGGATCGTGATCGACCCGGCGGAAACGCCCGAATCGTCATCGCCGGGCTTTTCATCCTCGAACGGCATGGCGACGAAGGTTTCGCCACGACTGACCAGATCGACCGCGTCGTCGCAAACACGGATCGGCGGCGACAGGTTTTCGTGATCGATCGTGATCAAGGTTATAAAGACCTGATCGGTTTCATTGGCATACAGGGCCGCGCGCGTGTCGTCCGTGACCGGCCGCGTCATGGCAATATCTCGATCGAAAACGAAACGGTATAGAACATGCCCCGGTTGCGCGGCTGCACGAGCGGCGGTTGATCGGCGATGAAGCGCATGGTGACCGCCGCCTGCGTGCGCGGATGCACCCACGTGAACGGCAACGTGCCGCCGCCTGTGCCGGTCTCCCAGAACGCATCGAGCGTTTCGACCTGCGCCGGGGTCAGCTTGAACGTCAGTTGAATCGTTCGCACGGCCGCCGTGAACCGCCGGCGTTGCTTCGCCGGCCCCGCGTCGTTCGTCGACCTTATGCCCATGGTTCGGAATCGCTCTTGATACCCATCCTCCAGCGGCTTTGTCGGCAATCCGCCCGGCCATGCAACCATGTTGATTACCTCGGTGATAGGGCGCGCTGCGCGCCGAATGTATCCGCCAGCGCGCGCGACGTGATGCTGCCGGCCCGGCGCACTTGCCGGGCGACCGCCTCGTCAATGCTCACTTCAAGGTTGACGCCGCCGCCCGAGTCCGCGCTTTCCCTGGCCGTCACATTGGCGCCGACGTTATTCACGATGATGACCTTGACTTGCCCGCCGCGCGCCTGTTGTGCCGGCGTTTCGACCGTCACTTTTTCCCCACGGGTTGCATTGAACCTGATCGGCGTCGTATCCGTGCCACCGTCGCCGCCGACCGTGAATGAACCGCCCGATGCGAACCCGCCGATGCCGCCCGGTATCGATGTTCGATCAGGGGCGCCGGGGAACAACAGACCAAGGCCGGATGAAAACAACCCGCCGAAGTCGATCCCGCCGATCGCCGTTTCGAGCGGCTTGGTGATCGCCGCCCGCGTCAGAATGCGCAAGATATCCCGCTCGATCCCGCGCAAGACTTCGCTGAATCGTCCGCCGTCCACGATCGCATCCTCGAAGGCCGACGAAATGGACAGGCTCAGATCGCGCATGCCCTCGTTGACCTTGGCCGATGCCGATCCAACTTTCAGCATCGCCTTTTCGGTGCGCTCTATGATCGTCGCCGCCTGTTCTTGCGTCAGTGCGCCGGCGGCGGCCAAGCGGTTAACTTTTTCGTAGACCTCTTGTAATTTTTCGCCTTCCGTCTGCACCGATTTCAACAGGGACGCGGCTTGCCGCTGTGCATCCTCGCGCGCCGATTTGGCCTTGCGCGCTTCCTCGGTTTCAAGCTTCTGGATTTCCTCGATCTGATCGTGCAACTGTTCAAGGCGCGCCTTGCGGTTTTCCTCGGCACCCTTCCGCGCCTCATCCGCTGCGGCTTCCATGCGCGCCCGTTCCTGAAAGGCCGCCGCCGCATCTTCCGCCTGGCGGCGCAGGATCTCGCGCAGACGCTGCTCTTCCAGAAGGCTGCTGAGAATCTCGTTCTCGGCTTTCAGCAGGTCTTGCAGAGTCTCGGTCGGATCGTTGCGCTGGCGCATCGAGCGCACGCGCTCGCCGGCCGATGCGCCTTCGATGGGCCGCGACACTTCTTCGATCTGCGCCTGGATGCTGCGCAGCCGCGCCTGCGCGTCGGCGATCCGTTCGTCCAATGTAATGTCGAGAGCATCCGTCAGGCGGTCGGCCGCCGCCGCCGTCGCATCGAACGCGGCGATCGCGATACCGCTGGCACCGCTTACCTTGGCGAAGACTTCGAGGAAATCGGCCAGGGCATCCTTGGCGTTATCGAACGATCCTTTCAGGCCGCCGCGCTCCGCTTCGCCGGCGCCGCCGACTTGCTTTTCGACAACATCCAGGATCATGGCGGTTGCACCCGCAACGTCGCCCAAATCCCGCATGTGCTTGACCATTTCGATCTGAGTATTCGTGAACGAAATGCCGGATCGATTCAGTTGGCTTAGGTTCCGTTCCGGATCCTCGATCGCCTTGGCCAATTGGATCGTTTGCGTGCGCAAGTCCGTTTTGAAAACCGCCGACAAATCCTGCGAAAGCCGGATGGTGCGTTCGAACGCATCGCCGGCGACGTTCTTGAATGTCAGCAAGGCGGCGGCCGCGTCGCGTACCTGATCGTCGGTTGCCGCCGTTCCCCGCCCGATCGAGTTTGCCAATGCCTCGATCGAGGCGGCCGTTTGGCCGCTCGCGCTTTCGGTCGCCCGCAGCAACGCACCGATGCGCAATTGCGCGTTTTCCGCCGATGCCAACTCCCCCAGGCCGGATTTCAACGCAAACGCGACGGCGGCAATGCCGGCGGCGGCGCCAATGCCGATCGGACCGAGCGCCGCCAAGCCGGCGCCGACCGGCCCCAGGCGAAGCGCCATGCTCTGCATGGAAGTCTCGACCGAACGGCCGGTCGCGGCGACACCTTGCATGGCCTTGGTCGAGAGAACGCTGCCCGTCTCGACTTGCCGCAACGCGCGGCTGCCAACGTCGCCGAAGCTGACAAAGCGTTGCGTGGCCTCTTGCGAGCCGAGGACCGCGAGTCGGATCGATAAATTACGTTCGGCCAATTCCATGCACTCCCGACTTATGCGCCCGACTTATGTGGTTGTTTTCTTCATCGCCATGACCGCCGCCGATTCGGCGATCTGCAAGATTTCACCAATGATCGCCGGCTCGCCGTCACCCGGATCGATGCGCGCCAGGCATTCGCCCATATCGAGGCCGATAATGGCGCCGCTCATATCCGCCCGCCGCCATTGACCTGTGCCCGTGGTCAGCACACGCCAAGCCGCCCACCCTTCGTGTGTATTCGGTTCGGTCTCGAAATAGGGGCACTGTTTCATGCCCTCGGGCGTTTCGACGCGCGCGCCTTGCGCGCAGCTCTCGCCGGCTTCCTCGCACCCTTCGCAGTATCCGGCCCCGCCGCCGAAGTGCCACGCGGCGCGGGACCGGACAAGTTTCCCTCCAATTGCACCATGTCGTTCGGCCAGAGATACTTGACCAGAAAGTCATCCGATATTGGGCCGATCGACATCAGATCGCCGATTGTTTCCTCGGTGATCGGCGATATTTCGTCGCCTTCGGGCGGCAACACGCCTTTCCATTCCATGATCGCCGCGCACCCCAGGGCGGTTGCATAGAATTGTTGCGACAATCCGGCCACGTTATCCGGATCGGTCAGATCGATCATGCCGTTGACCGTTCCGCCGGCGGCCTCGATTCCCCGTTGATGGTCCAGGGTTTCGCGGACCAGGCGCTTGCCCTTGGCCAGTGCCGCGTTTCTGATCGCCGTGGTCGGCGGGCGGACGTAAACGCTGACCCCCATCACGAGATCGAGCCAATGGGGAACGCGGGTCTTTTGATCTGTAAGCCTGATCATGTCATCAGGCCGGGTTGTCGTAATTGGCCAGATCGTTCCATAAGGACACCGACAGGGCGCGGCCAACGCTCACGTCTTGCGCGCCGATCCCCTCGTATGTGACTTCGATCCCGCCCGGCCCGTTGATCTCGCGGCGCGGAATCGGCAAGTGCAATTCATGAAGATTGAAAAGCAATTCCGCGCCGTCGGCCGAATTGTAGAACCCGGTCCGGCATTCGACCGGCACCCCGGATTCGGCGGCCGCGCGCATCGCCGTGTTCGAATAGCGCACCGTCAAGGAGAGCGTCAGTCCGGTTTGGCCTGCATCCGCACCCTCGATCAAGCCATCCTCGCGCAGCGCGTTGACGACATCCTGGTTGTTGCTGATCTGATAGTTGGCGGCCACCACGTTCCCGGCGCGCACCCCATCCACCAGAATATATCCATGGAATTGCGAAAACAGATCGATCGCCTTGACCGCCGGCGTACCGGCCGCCGTCGCGGTTTCCGCCGTTTCACTCTGTGCGATCAAGGCGACTGACGCCTTGACCGCGCCGGATCGCGTCCGCTCGATCGACAAGGAATTCAACTGCACGCCGGCCTGCTCGATGAAGCGATCCGATCCACCCTCCAAATCCGCGTGTTCGGTTTCCAAGGATGCCGACGGCAAGGTCGCCGCCCCGCTTACGAAATCATGCCTGATCAACCCGCCGCCGACCAACGTCGCGGCCGACCGCTTGATCCCGGCGATCGCCGATGCCAGCGTGTAGGCGTTACCGGATGCATCGGCGGTATCGTGATCGATCGCCAACCGATCGCCATAGGTCGAATATGTCGCCGCCGCGATTTCCGATACGACCGATGCATTCAGATCGTCGGCCAGATCGGCCAGGGTCAAGGCCAGTGACGCCGCGATCTGCGTTTCATTCGTGCTTGGCGCGCCGGTGACGAATGTCCAGGTCTGGCCATCGAGGACGATCGTTTGGCCGTTTGACGGGTTGACGTTGAACGATATCCAACCGCGCGCGCCGTCGGCGGCTTCTGCGGTCGGCGCGGCAAGCAACAGCTTCAACCAGTAACCGATCAACCGTTGATCGATTGGGATCGTCGCCGGGCCGTTGACATCGATCGCACCGCGTGACGGCGCCAACGGATCGCGGCCGGCGCCAAGCAACGGATCGTTTTCGAGCGGTTGTTGCTTGCTCAATCCGAACGTATACGCCGCCATGGCAACGAAATTTCCGACGGCGCGTTCGCCGTATGCGGTTTCGAATCGAAGGCGCAGTTTGACATTCGCGCCCGTGGCGCGTTGTGGCGTGGCAACCATATTTTTCGTCTCCTGTAAAAGCCGCTTGTGCGGCGCCTAGAATCGCGTGGCCGACTGATACTCCATGACCACGGTGACGATCGCCGCCTTGATGGCGTGCGCCCCTTCGACCGCCTCTTGGAATGTCTCCGGCAGGCCGTATGTCATTCCATTGATCAACCCGCCCAGCGTCGGGTTTGCATCGAGCGCCTGGCCGACCAGTACACGCAATAAATCGAACTGCGCATCCCGCACCGCTTGGTCGCCGTTCTGCACCATCAATTCTATTTCCGCCTCGTGCGTGTAGTAGAACGGCCCGTCGTTGCCCAGCGGTTCATCGGTTTCACCGGGGTTTCCATCGCGCAGGATCACCGCGCCGTGACTTGGTATTTCCTGCGTTGGCGCCACGTTCCGCGCCACGCTGATCGTCGGCCCGGCGATCGTCGCCAATGCCGCCGACAATGCCAGCAACACCGACTCGCTTTTGCTTGCCGCCATCGAAACCTCCGACTGGGGTCTCACGATCCCCTGTTTTGGTTTATGTTCCATCGCTCCGCGATCAACGCCGGCAACCGCCGATGCCAACGAACCGCGATCACCGCGACATCCAACCTCTTTTTCAAATGCACTTGCGGCTGAAGGGTAAACATCACAACCGTCGTCGCCCCCTTCAACGAGACGAACGCGCCGCGCGCCTTTGTGGCCTTGCGCACGGTCGCCGCCCTGAATCCGCCGCGCTTTCCCGCCTTAAAGGCCCGTTGCCCGCGCTTTACCAACCCATCCACAACCAGCAAGGCCAGCCGCCCCGGCCGCTTCACGAACCGCAACTTGCCAAGCCGCCCCTCGGGAAAGTTTCCCGGATTGATCCGCTTTCCATCCGTTCCGCGCGCCGGCGCCGCCGGCGTGGGCAGCGCCAGGAAACGCCCGCTCTTGCTGCGGATCGTCGCGCCGGATTCGAACACGCGCAGCAATTTCGGCGCCTTCGTCCATATCAACGTCGCCGGGCCGCCGGCTTGTCCCTTGTTCGGATACAACCGCTCGCGAATCGTGTTCGGCAACTTATTTCCCAAACCGGCGCGGCGGATTTCGTTTCTCCAATCGTTCTTGACGCCGACGCCCGCCGCCTTCACACCCTCTTGGATGGCCGCGTCGCCGGCCTTGACATCGGTCGCCATGATCCGCTTTAGATCCCCGACGATCTGCACCTTGAGCACGAACGTCATATCGGGTGTGTGTCCAGCGTCCACACAAGACGGTCCGGGTCCCGCGTGGCCGGCACGCCCTGCACCCTGAAAGCTTCCGCCGCCGGCCCGCCAACCGTTCCATCGGGATTGGCCATTTCCAGGCTATCCCCGGCGCGCGGACTGGCGATCTCGCTCACGCGGATTTCGAATACATTGGTCGAAACGGTCACATCGGATTGACCGAAACCGCGATCGACATCCGGGCTTTTTCGGATCACCCGAACCGGAACGGGAACGCCGGCGTCGGGAACGTAAAGCGCATCTTTCGCCAATTCCGACGCAAAGATCGCATCGATCATCGTGCTGAAGGTCACGGGCGTTACCCCCTATTTCAAGACCGTCGGACGGATTTTGATCACCCCGCGCGATACCGTCGCCGGCGCGCCGCCGATCGTAACCTCGGCTTCGTGGTGATACCGGCCCGCCAGATCAACCGTGTCGGCCGGCGCGACCGCCACGCGGAATATTCCGCCCGCGCCGCTCACAACGGTAATACCCGACCCCAATGATTTTTCGACAAGCGGCGCCGCGTCTGTCGCCTTGGCGGACAAGGCCCAACGGATCGCGGCGGCGGAAATATCCAGCGGCAAGTCCGTTGCGTCATCGGTCACCGTCACCTCGAACACGATACTGTCGCCGGCGTCCACCTCAAAATCCTGATTAATTTCGCTCATGGCGACCCCTCGATATTCGGTTTATCTTTTCGACCCGCGAGTGTTGCGCGATCCCATCGGCCGGCAAGGCTTGCAACCGCCACCTTCGACCCGATCAAACTGATCATGCCGGCAACGTAATCGATCGCGGCAATGAGCGCCGCACCGTCGATTCCGAGCGACACCATATCGCCGGCGCTGATGATATTGGCAATGCCCGATGCATTTCCGATCGACAGGCCCGCCGTATCTTCCGCGTCCAGCATCGCCGCGATCTGCGCGGCGCCGTCCGCACCGATGCCCAATTCGTCGGCGACCATCACGAAGGCGGTTATGCTGACCGCCGCGTCCAAGGATATATCGAGCGCATCCGCCACGTTCACGGCCACCGCGATCGTTGTCGCCTGGTCCAACGCAACCCCGAGTGCGTCGGCGGTGGCGATCGCCGCCATGATCGCCGGCGCCGCCGCGACGATTTGCAGGGTAATGGTATCCACCGATGCAACCACCGCCGCCACCGCCGCCGTTTCGCCGATCAGCACCGATACGCCATCGCTACCGGCCAGAACCGCCGCGATCGTCGCGCCGTGATCGGTGCCCACGGATACGCCGTCGCTGCGCGAAATAACCGCTTCGATGGCCGCCGCCCCTTCGAGCGCGGCCGCTACACTGTCGCCTCGATCGATCATTGCCGCCACGATCGCCGCCACGTCGGCGACCGTCATGGAAACCCCATCGCCGCCGGCCAGCACCGCCGCCACCGCCGACGATCCATCGATCGCCACGGCGGCGCTATCGCCGCCGGCCAGGTCCGCCATCAGCGCCGACGATCCATCGATCGCCACGGCGATCCCATCGTTTCGCGCCAGCACCGCCGCGATCGCGGCCGCCGATCCGACCGATATGGAAACGCTATCGCTTCGCGCCACCGCCGCCGCGATCGCCGCGTCGCTGGCGATTGCCAGCGACAAGGTATCGGAGCGCC